TTCGTAAACACAATCTTGGTTTTGGTTCCCGTTCGTGGCGATATGCTATGATCGTCGATGATGGTATTATCGAAGCCATGTTTGAAGAAGCAGGTTATCAGGATAATGCAGAGCAAGATCCATATGGACTTTCATCTCCTGAGAACGTAATGAATTATCTTAATGCCAAGGCAACTGAGAAGGAACGTGGACAGTGAGTGGATTTGAAGAAAATGAAATTTCAATTAATTCTAATGGTGGAACAGAATTAGCTAAACGTAATCTTGCATCTTTAATTGATAAAGATTTGTTGGATAATTTTCAAATTATTTGTTCTCGTCCAAGAGAACTTGAAATGGATAAAATTCGAATTTTTTGGAGTCATGATCTTCCTGAGGATCCTGAATCTAAGCAGTTTAAAGAAAAAACTTTCAGAGATAATTTCCACAAGTTTGTATTTGTTAGTAATTGGCAGTATAATCGTGCGCAATTAATTCATGGATTTCCTTATAATCAGAAATCGATTGTTTTGGAACATGGGTTCGAGCCAGCGCCATCGAATGTATTTGAAATGAAATCTAATGATAAGATTAGGATCGCATATACATCTACACCTCAACGTGGTCTTGAAATTCTTGTTCCTGTGTTCAAAAAGTTAGCAGAAACAAATCCCGATATTCATCTCGAAGTTTATTCGAGTTTTAAGATTTATGGTTGGGATGATGCAGATAAACAGTTTGAATCATTGTATAGCGAAATTCAAAATCATCCACAGATGACATATCACGGATTTGTTCCTCATAATGAATTGCGTTCGCAGTTAAACAAATGCCATATACACGCATATCCATCTATTTGGATGGAAACAGCTTGTAGAGCAGTTATTGAAGCTATGAGTGCTGGATTGCTCTGTGTACATCCAAATTATGGAGCTCTTTCAGACACATCAGGTGGTCTAAATATCATGTACCATGGGGACTATGATAGTAAGACTAATCATGCTTCTATTTTCGCAGGTTATTTGGACAATGCTATTAAAATTGTTAGAGACAACAATCATACAAATATTGTATCATTTAACAAAATTTTTGCAGACAGTCGATTTAATATTAACAGAATCAAGTCTGGATGGGAAAATATGTTGCAGGAGCTATTGGTACAATATCCAACTGTAGAGTCTCGTGGAAAACCAAAACAAATGTTCACATACAAGGTTTAATAGCCTAAATATAATGATTGACAAATTATCCAATTAAGGTATAATAAATCTTATGAAAAAAAATAACAGTGATGTTATAGATGCTAATAATGTGATTGTTTTTCCGAAAAACAATCCAAAAGTTTTAGATTCTAGAAATACTTCGATCGAAGAAGTTCAGAATAGCATCAACATAGCAAGACATTACCATATCCAAGAAACGATCTCTAATATAGCTCCTTTGATTTTTAATCAACTTGAAGTATCAGGATTTAATTTTCCTGAAGAAACTGATGAAGAAGATATAAAAGAAGGAGCTTTCATTGTAGAATCTCTAAGATCATTGATGTGTAGCTACTATGGGATTTATCATCCTTTCCAAAGAGTTGCTGATAATATCTTCGTTCCTGATGAGGAGGAAGAAGGAGCTCTTAGAATAGTTGACTTACTAGAAATAAACTTGAAGAATGACACAAAATAAAGGTGAAATGTGATTATTGTTGACTTTAGTCAGGTGATGTTGTCTAATCTTATGATGCAAATTGGTAACCATACAAATGCTAAGATCGAAGAGAATATGGTTCGACATATGGTTCTTAACTCCCTTCGTTCCTATAAAACAAAGTTTGGTGATGAATTTGGTGAAATGGTGATCGCATGCGATAACACCAACTACTGGCGCAAGCAGTTGTTCCCCTATTATAAGGCGAACCGCAAGAAGGCTCAAGAAAAGTCCGAAATGGACTGGAAATCGATTTTCGAATGCATGAACAAGATTCGTGCTGAAATTAAAGAATATTTCCCCTACAAGGTTATTGATATTGAATCTGCCGAGGCGGATGACATCATTGCGACTCTTGTTAATGACGTTATCGCACCAGAAGGTTTTTTAATTCTGTCTGGCGATAAAGACTTTATTCAGCTTCATAAGTATGATAATGTTAAGCAGTATGACCCTGTACGTAAGAAGTTTATTACGCACAATAATCCTGACCATTATCTTGCTGAACATATCCTCAAGGGAGACAGTGGTGATGGAGTTCCTAACATACTTTCTTCTGATAATTGTTTTGTTGTTGGCGAACGTCAAAAACCTATGACGCAAAAGAAAATTGATGCGTTCATTGAACTTGGTTTGGATGGTAAATTTGATCACCCATCTTTTCGTAATTATATGAGAAATAAACAACTGATTGACCTAAGTATGATACCTAAAACAGTTCAAGAAAAGATTATAGAGTCATTTGAATCGCAAGTATCAAAAGGTCGTGATAAACTTATGAATTATTTTATTGTTAATAAACTTAAAAATTTGATGGAATCGATTGGAGAATTTTAATGCAAGTTAGTGTGGCAGAATTTCTTGAAAAGGTAAGTAAGCTAAAAAGAACTCAAGAAAAGATTGATGCTATTAAAGCAAATGATAGCTTCGTTTTACGTGTGATTTTACAGGCAGTTTTTGATCCAAAGGTTGAATTTCTTCTTCCTGAAGGCGAACCTCCGTATAAACCTAATGATCTTGTTGATTTGGAACATGTGCTTATCAGAGAAGCAAGAATGATGCAGTATTTTGTTAAGGGATTTCATGATGATCTTCCTCAGAATAAAAGAGAGCAAATGTTTGTTAGTTTGCTCGAGAATGTAGATCCAAAAGATGCTAAACTCCTTTGTGCTGTAAAAGACAAAAAACTTCCATATAAGGGTATTACCATTCAACATGTAACAGAAGGGCTTCCAGGATTAATCAATGAGTAAGAACCAATTCAAAAAATTTCGTAAGAATGATCACTATGATGATGAACACGAAAACTTTGTTGTAAGATCTAACTATCTTGAAAGAAAAACTGAAAAAAGAGTTGATAGAGCTTTGAAAACCAAAGATATATCGGCGCTTATTGAAGACGAAGATGAATATGTTTACGATAATATCTATGATGAGATGGCTGATGAAGACAGTTGGCCTGACGAAAATGAAAGAAGATAATGCCAACATATAAATTTCTTAATAATGACACTGGCGAAGAGCACGAGGACTTTATGAGTATCTCAGCTTTAGATGACTATTTGAAAAATAATCCACAAATAACGCAATTAGTAAATGGTGCGCCATCTATTTCTTCTGGTCGTGGTATGCGAAAACCTGATAATGGTTTTCGCGACCTTCTTAAAGATATGAAGAAGAAACACTCTCAGGGGCTGACTAGGAGTACCATCAATACACATTAAAGGATAATGATGGAAGAGAATAAGGAACGTTTAACAAGGAAACAAAAAAGAGTTCTCAGACAAAATGGAGCACATCATTCCAATCAAGAAAAGATAAATTTTATATTGAAGAATTTCGAACCTCTTACACAGAACCAAAAAATTTCATTCGATGCATATAATCAAGGTAGAAACCTTATGCTTCATGGAATTGCAGGAACTGGTAAGAGTTTCATTTCATTGTATCTAAGTTTAAAACAAATTTTAACAGAAACAAGTCAATATAAAAAAGTTGTAATTGTTAGATCTGTTGTTCCTACAAGAGATATGGGATTTCTACCAGGAAATTCTAAAGAAAAAACAAAAGTGTATGAAGCGCCATATTACGCTATATGTACAGAATTGTTTGGTAGAGGTGATTCTTATGAATATCTTAAACAAAAAGGTATTATCGAATTTGTCAGCACATCCTTTATCCGTGGTATAACTCTCAATGACTGTATAATTGTTGTTGATGAAATTGCTAATATGACCTTACATGAACTTGATTCAGTTATCACTCGTGTTGGTAAAAATTGTAAGATCATTTTCTGTGGAGATTTTCGACAGTCTGACTTTACCAAAGAACAAGATAAAAATGGATTGAGAGATTTTATGTCTATTATTAAAAAAATGAAGTCCTTCACATTTATCGACTTCAATGAACAAGATATCGTTCGAAGTTCATTGGTAAAAGATTATATTATTCAAAAAGATAGGCTAAAAATTGCAGCGTAAAAAATTTAATCATATTCTGGTACCATCTGTTGATTTAAAAACAGAAAACATTAATGGTTCCAGACACTATGTGTTGCCTGACGGACTTACTAAACTAAAATCAGTCACCACAATCCTCAGTGAAAAAATGGACAAAACAGCCCTACTCGAGTGGAGAGCTCGAGTAGGCGAAGCTGAAGCCAATAAAATTGCAACCCAAGCTGCACGTAGAGGTACAGCTATTCATTCCATTGCAGAAAGTTATGTAATGAATGAAGATATGGTACCATTGTATCGCAAAGCTATGCCTTCTAATATAGAGACATTCAAGGGAATTGCAGAGGTCCTGGACCAGAAGGTTGATAATGTGCTAGGGGTTGAGCTTGCTTTGTACTCAAAGGCATTGGGATGCGCTGGAAGAACCGATCTTGTTGCTGAATATGACAATAAAGTATCAATTATTGATTTTAAAACAAGTCGTAAATTGAAAAGTGCAGACTGGATCGAGAGCTATTTTCTACAGTCAACTGTTTATTCAATGATGTTTGAACGAATCTATAAGATAGAGGTGCCTCAAATTGTTATTTTGATCGCTGTTGATAATGAAAAAACGCCCCAAACTTTCGTTATGGAGCGTTCTAAGTATGTTAACAGGGTATTAGAAATTTTTACTTCTTAGATTTAATAGACTTTACTTTACGAACTGTTTTACAACCAGACTTAATTGTTCTGGTTGTAAAACTGCAACATAAAAAACTTTTCTTATTTTTTTTAATTTTCATTGAGCTTACTGATCTTTTCATAATATTTCCAATCAAAAATTAATTTTCAACCCAATCATACCAACAGCAGCGGTATAATTACTTCCCTTATCAAAGCCAGCGGATACATCTACGAACACATTTTTGAAAATATTTCTTTTGGCTGATAGGCGAGCCTGACCAACTGTTTTAAAATCTTTCGATTGTGTTACTCTTGTTTCAACTCCGACCGAATCGTTGAAGTCGTATCTGATACCAGCATATGGGCGAACTTCAATATTCTTATCATCTATTGGTAATGTTGATAATAATGAAGAACCTATTTGAGTTGCAGAATCAATTGATGATTTAACAACAGATACTCCAGCATAAGGTCTGAACCCACGATATTCTTTACCTGAATAAAAGGTAAAGTCAGCGTAGTAGTTTTTTGTTTTGACTTTACTCTGATTAGCAAGAGCAAAAATTGGTAGAGCTGTTGTAGTTGTATATTCTGATGAACCTAATCCAAGAGCACCCTTGACCCATATTGGGGCAAACTTTGACATGAAATACGCTGTACCTGAATATGAATCATAATCAGATTCAGAATTCAGGTAGTCATGACTATTTGTTTTTAAAAATTTCCCAGCGATTCCAGCTATTTTATCCTCAACAGTTTTTTGTATTCCCATGGATAAACCACCATTACGAAATGTTCCATTGGTTTTAACATAACCCATAGAAGGTGTTGCCCACGAACCATCTTTGGTTGAAAGCGGATCAACTAAAAATGAATTGAACTTGCTGACTGCCATAGCATCCTTCAATGCAAGAGCAGATACAGAAGCTGTTTGAGCAGCTGGTTGTCCAACCACAACAGTAGCGCCATTTTGAGTTGTTGTTACAGGTGTACCGTTCGTTGTGACAGTCGAACCATCAGAATATAACTGAACAGCGTGTGGTGTTGTAACAATTGTTACCGTGAAAGGTGTTGTTATGATCGGAGTTGTTGTTCTTGTTACAGCAATCCAACGCCCGGTATTTCTACCGTTATCAACAACAGTATGAGTTACAACTGAGTTGCCATTAGTAGTTGATGATGTTGAAGTCGAAGCAGCAGCCGTTGTGCTAACAAGCGTTACGGGTGGAGGTGTTGAATTACCAGCAGCAGCGCCCTGTGCAGGAGTTGCTAATGTGGTGAAACCCGCAGCAGCAGGAATTGTACACTGATTAGCAGCAATGCTTACTGAGGCACATGCGCCACCGTATACACCAAGCTGAATAGAACCGTCATTAGAAGTATTGTTGCCGGAAACATCAAAAGAAATAGTGTAAGTCGTTCCTGCAGTGAGATTAACGCCCTGATAGATACCATCAAACGTACCAACAGCGCCATCATACCAAACACCACCATGAACACCGCCAATATTAGTCCAA